CCGAAGTGATATTCGGCGGATTTGAAAGTGGTTTTCTCTAAAGTCTTTATATTTAAATTTTTCCTCTTTCGCTTTGCTTAAGAGAAAAATTAAAAATATAAAGACGTAATTTTCGGCGGCATTTTTCGGCGATGTCGGTTTGCCTCGCACGATCATCATGATGTAGGCGTCACACATGACAGCAAAGCTGTGAGGAAAAAGTTGGCACGGTTCTTTACTTCGTAAGGGGAAATCGGCGGTTCTGCCAATGGTAGTATCAAAGACTATTAACGTAGTTAATAAAAGCTGGAAAGTATTACATCGGACAGTACTACAAAAAATTATACACCGACTTAGGGTTTTCACGGGGTGTGCTTAAAAAATGAGCAGTTTTCTGTCCCTAATTTCCGTAGGACACTGATTTTGAATCAGTTGCCAAGGATTTTCTAACCCTTTGAATGCATTGAAGATCTTTGTATTCAAGTGAATTCAGGGAGTCCATAAAGATCTACCTGCGCCGTGACGTAGTCACTCATGCGCCGGCGAGCGCAGGCTTGCCAGAGGGGGCGGGGGTGTGGGACAGGTGGGGGGTGGGCGTTATATATATACAGCCTCGCCCACACACGGGGTTTTTTAGATTGGACACTGTGTATACGTACAGTTCATCTGCACAACTGACATAATAACTTAAGAACACCTTTTATTACCTACAATAAAGGTTAGAATATGAAGGCCCCCTACAGGACCAAGAAAACTTTTTACAAAAACTTGTTGACACCGCTGCAAAAAATCTGTATAACATACCCCATAGCCACAGATTTCTGTGACAGCCTACCTTCTGGGTGCTATGAAACAATGAGCTTGCATCGGCTGCTGAAGAGAAAAGACACGGACTGGTAGAGGGGTAGGCCAACTTCTCTATCAAGCTCGTACACTGGCAGTGTTCACACCTTGCACTGTCCAGACCTAACTTAATATGGGTATAGGTTAAAAGTAGTTGCCAATGGGGGTGGACCTAACGACTACCATAAAAGAACATATTCCTTATGGGATTTCTAGGTGCTGTGTTTAACGTCTTGTCTTTCACAATGTGATATTGACATAGGAAGTAGCAGGGATTAAGAATAATAATCTAATAGATTATCTTATATCTCTTATCTACAGATCTATTTCACTATGTGATAAGAACAAAGGATGTAGCTAAGAACATAAGATAATTACTAATGGTTATCTTCTTATCTCTTATCTACAGACCACACAGCATTGGGACAGGTTGGTATAGACATCTGCTCTATACCACCTTTAGGAAGCCTATGTCTTGACAAGACTAAAGTATTACTGTATAATAGGTATATGTTAAAGACAAGACAACAACTAGAAGAAGAAGGATTGTTAAACATACCTCCCTTCTCTGTCTACAGTGCAGCTATGACGGCTATTGCTAAAGATAAGATGGATAGTGTTTCTCTCTACCACAGTGATGTGTATTATGTTAGAGCTGCTTTGGAGAAGAACACAGGGTTTGTTATTCCTCTGCCACAGGTGGAGAAGGCTATGAAGGCAGAAGGCTGGAGTAAGAAATGAAGATAGCTTTGGTGCTGATGCTGTTCTTCCCGACAGGAGAGATTAAGGTGGTACATAATATTTCCATAGCTACAGAGCAAGAGTGTGTTAACAAGGTGCTGCTGGTTAACCAAGACAAAGAAAACCCTTTCACTGCTTTCTGTCACTACGATGTTACAAAATGATTAAAAGAGGCGCTGAAGAATTCTCTGGCTATAACAAGCCAAAGCGAACCCCCAACCACCCAACGAAGAGCCATGCTGTGTTGGCGAAGGAAGGTGACACAGTTAAGCTAATTAGGTTTGGACAGCAGGGTGTTAAAGGTGCTGGTGCAGCGCCATCAACAGCCAAGGACAAGGCTAGGCAGAAAAGCTTTAAAGCCCGTCATGCGTCTAACATTTCTAAAGGCAAGACGTCAGCGGCCTACTGGGCAGACAAGGTTAAGTGGTGAGTTATACAAAACCAGAGCTGCGTGAGCGGTTGAAGAAGAAGGTGATGGCGTCCTCTAAAGGGGGCGACGCTGGCGAATGGAGTGCTAGGAAGGCCCAGCTATTGGCAGCTGAATATAAGAAGGCTGGTGGCGGCTACAGTGGCGCTAAGACGGGTCAGCAGAAGAGCCTAAGCAAATGGACAAAAGAGAAGTGGACCACCTCGGATGGTAAGCCGTCAGAGGGGAAGAAAAGATATTTGCCTGAGAAGGCATGGAATTCGTTGACGGCCTCTGAGAAGAAGGCGACGAATGCTGCTAAAGCCGCTGGCAATAAGGCAGGTAAGCAGTTTGTTAAGCAGCCCCAGAAGGTGGCTGATAAAGCAAAGAAGTATCGTGCATAACGATTAACAACCCCAAGGAAACAAAATGGACAAGAAAGCAGCGGCAGCAGAGATTAAGCGTTTAAGAGCGCAAGCAAAAGACAAGAGCATTCCACAGGAAGCTCGTAATGAGATGTTAGATAGAGCCAACGCCATTGAGCTTGAGTTCTATGACAAGGCTGTTAAGGGCGGTGAGACAATGGCTAAGGGTGGTGCTGTTAAGAAGAAGGGCTACATGTACGGGGGCGATGCCACTAAAATGAAAGGCATGCACAAGATGCCGGACGGCAGCATGATGAAGGACAGTGCTATGGCTAAAGGTGGTGCTGTTAAGAAGCCTGCTGCTAAGAAAGAGATGACCCGCCAGTCACCAGTGGTTGCTGTGATGGTTGGTTTGACGGATAAAAAGAAGCCAGCTAAGAAGATGGCAAAAGGCGGCTACGCAAATTGCGGAGCTAGTGTTAAAGCATCAGGGAGTAAATAATCATGGTATTACCACTAATAGTTAGAGCGGCACCTTTTCTCGCTAGAGGCGCTTCTGCCTTAAAGAAGGGTAAGAAGCTTAAAGACCTAAACATGAATGATGTAACTGATGCATCAATATTGCGTATAGCAAAGCAGGTAGAAAAAGCAAAAGGTCAAGGAGGCCCTGTTAGAGATATTGCTAAAGAAGCAGCAGCGGCAGCAAAAAAATCAAAAGGTTCAAGTGGTGTTGCGAAAGCAGCGGCAGCAGCGAATGTAGCCGCCGCAGGAGTAGGTGCTGTGTCAGCGATTAAAGATAAAGCTGAAGCAAAAGCTAAACCTAAAGCAGAAGCTAAAGATAGCCGTGGCGGTGTAGCACCTAGTGGTTCAACAACAAAGGAAAAAGCAGCCCCTAAAATAACGCCTAAAGCAGCGCCTAAAACTGAGAAGAAAATGCTTGGTGGTAGAGAAGTTAAGAACGGTAAGGTGTTTGTTAGCAAAGCAGAGCTGGACGCTTTTAAGAAGAAGTATGGTACAGATAAAACGCTAAGGGATTTATTAAATAAAGAGCGTGGTTTAACTCGCCGAGATGCTCCCGCTAAGAAAGATAAACCTAAAGCAGCACTGAAGCCTATTCAAAGTCAAGCTGAGTTTAGAGCTGAGCAAGACAAGATGGCTGCTAAGAAAAAAGCTTTGCAAAAGAAAGCTCGTGAAGAAACTGGCAAGAAGAAGTAATGGATCGCAACATCTTCAAGAGTAGAAGTGTGGGCATGCAGCTCACGGCGGGTGTGGAAAACATCGTCTACACCTGCCCCAATAACTACACCTCACATATTGTGTTGCTGTTTGCTGCCAACCTAGGCAGTGGTAATAAAACACTAGCTATTAAATGGTACAATTCACACAGCGACTCAGAATTTTATATTATTGGCGGCTATGTTATTTCTGCTTACAACTTCTTAAAGCTAGATGGTAGCTATTTAACATTGAATGCTGGTGACCACATCTGCTTCACACCAGAGGCAGGCTCCACCATTGATGCCACCCTCACTGTTGAAGAATATTACGACCCCACATCTAGACAATAAAGAGAGACAATATGGCTAAGAGAGAATTAAACGAACAGCAGCAGAAATTCATTGAGGTGCTTTTCGGAGAGGCTGGTGGCAACCCTGCAAAGGCTCGTAAGCTTGCTGGCTACAGCGAAGGCTACGCCACTAAGATGATCATGGACACACTGAAGGCAGAGATCATTGAGGCCACTCAGCTGTACATTGCAACCAACGCTCCTAGAGCGGCAATGGCAGTTGTTAGTGGATTGGTTGACCCAACAGAGCTTGGCATCAAAGAGAAGCTTAACGCTGCTAAAGATCTGTTAGATCGTGCAGGTGTTGTTAAGACAGAGAAGATGGAGATTCAGGCCAGCAACGGTATCATGATTCTCCCAGCAAAAGATGCAGCAGAATGAAAGAGACTTCGGTACTTGGATATTGCCTCAGCCTCGTGAAGAGGATGTATGGGTGTCTATTCCTAAGCCCATCAACTACGTGGTTGCACCGTTTGGATACGAAGAGGACCCAGACGATGAGGGAGTATGGAAGCCGATCCCGCTGGAGCTAGACTTTCTAGAGCAGGCAAAGAAGCATTTAAAGAAATACAGCGCCAGACAGGTAGCAGCTTGGTTAACAACAAGAACAGGCAGGAGCATCACCTACACAGGGTTATTAAAAAGGGTAAGAAGTGAGCAGTCCTATAAGAGCAAAGCTAGATACTACAGGGAGCTTGCCCGAAGGCTCACGCAAGCGCTCAACAAAATTGAAGAGTACGAAGAAAAAACAAAGCGCAAAGAAACCAACCCCTTCTTCCGCAGCGATCATTACGTCGCCCTCAGAGAGCGGGCAGCTACAGAGCTTGCCGACAGCAGAGAATGAGAATATTATCTTTGCTCCCAACCCCGGACCGCAGACAGCGTTTCTGGCGGCGGCAGATAGGGAGGTTTTGTACGGTGGAGCTGCTGGTGGAGGTAAATCCTACGCAATGTTGGCAGATCCTTTGCGGTATTTGCCCCACCCACAGTTTTCTGGGCTGCTTTTGCGCCACACTACAGAGGAATTACGGGAACTTATTTGGAAAAGCCAAGAGCTATACCCCAAAATCTACCCCGGCATCAAGTGGAGTGAGCGAAAGATGCAGTGGGAAGCCCCAAGTGGGGGTAGATTGTGGATGTCCTACCTAGATAGGGACGAAGATGTCTTAAGATATCAAGGACTTTCCTTCAGTTGGATAGGATTTGACGAGCTTACGCAGTGGGCAACGCCTTTTGCGTGGAATTATATGCGTTCACGCTTACGTAGCACGGCACCAGACCTGCCTGTGTACATGAGAGCGTCAACAAACCCCGGTAACAAGGGGCATTCGTGGGTTAAGAAGACCTTTATTGACCCTTCACCAGCAGGTAAGTCCTTCTGGGCCACGGATACAGAGACAGGGGAGGTGATGACCTACCCTACAGGACACAGTAAAGAGGGAGACCCCCTATTTAAACGTAGGTTTATACCAGCAAAACTGGTGGACAACCCGCATCTGGCACAGACTGGCGACTATGAGACGATGTTGCTGTCATTGCCAGAGCATCAGCGCAAGCAATTGCTTGATGGTAACTGGGATGTTGCAGAAGGTGCAGCATTCTCTGAGTTTAACAGGGCCATACACGTTGTAGAACCCTATGCCATCCCAAGAGATTGGGTACGTTTTAGGGCTTGTGATTATGGTTATGGAAGTTTCTCCGCTGTTATTTGGTTTGCTGTTGCTCCTGATGAGTCCATCGTTGTATACCGTGAACTTTACGTCACTAAGGTATTGGCAGAAGATTTAGCCAATATGGTGCTAGAAATGGAAGATAATGAACCAATTCGTTACGGTGTGTTGGATAGTAGCTGCTGGCATAAGCGGGGCGACACTGGTCCTTCTATTGCTGAACGTATGATTATGAAGGGGTGCCGTTGGCGTCCTGCTGATAGGAGTGCTGGTAGCCGTGTGGCTGGTAAGAACGAGGTGCATCGTCGCTTGCAGATTGATCCGTTCACCGAAGCACCCCGAATGACAATCTTTAGCAACTGCACTCAGCTTATTGCTGACTTGCCTTCGCTGCCTCTTGATAAAACAAACGTAGAAGACGTAGACACTAAGGTTAAGAATGACCACACCTATGACGCCCTACGTTATGGTCTTATGTCTCGCCCACGTAGTTCAAGCATTTTTGATTACAATCCAGCTTCACAACGTGTGTATCAACCAACAGATAAAACTTTTGGTTACTAATAATTTATGGTATAACTAAAACATGAACAAATCTGACACCCCTTTTATGGATGATAAAGCTGTAGGACTTCCTGACAGCAAGGATGTCTACGAAGATATATTACAAGCTAATGGCTTGATGGCCTTTTTGGATGAGCGCTTCTCCCGTGCTGAGGATGCTCGTCGCTCTGACGAAGATCGTTGGCTCCGTGCGTATCGCAACTATCGTGGAATCTACGGCACTGACGTTCAATTTACTGAGGCAGAGAAGAGTCGTGTCTTTATAAAAGTTACAAAGACTAAGACTCTAGCTGCGTATGGTCAGATCACTGATGTATTGTTTGCTAATAATACATTCCCTCTTTCTATTGAACCCACCATCCTACCAGAGGGTGTAGCTGAGAGCGTACACGTTGAGGCTGACCCTAAGATGGCAGATATGCCAGAAGAACAATCTTCATTGTTTGGCTATAAAGGAGACGGTAAAGACTTTCCTAAAGGTGCCACTGCAACATCACTAGCAGATATGCTTGGTCCTTTGAAAGAGAAGCTTGCTGAGCTAGACGTTAAAGAAGGTGCAGGCGCAACACCAACTTCAGTCACTTTCCACCCGGCGATGGTTGCTGCTAAGAAGATGCAGAAGAAGATTATGGACCAGCTTGACGAGAGCAACGCCAACAAGCAACTACGATCTGCTGCTTTTGAGATGGCGCTGTTTGGTACAGGTATTATGAAGGGTCCTTTTGCTGTGGATAAAGAATATCCACGATGGGACGAAGAAGGTAAATATAATCCCATCATCAAGACAATGCCACAAACTTCTCATGTAAGTGTGTGGAATGCGTACCCTGATCCTGACGCCAGCAACACTGATGAGATGCAATACTTTATTGAGCGTCATAAGATGAGCAGCACACAGTTGCGTGGGCTGAAGAAGCGTCCTATGTTTCGTAGCAACGTCATTGACATGGTGATTGCTAATGGTCCTGACTATGTTAAGAAATCTTGGGAAGATGATTTAAATGATTATCAAACTGACACTGGTGTTGAGCGTTATGAGGTGTTAGAGTACTGGGGCGTTGTTGATGTTGAACTCTTAGAGCAGAATGACATTAAGATTCCTAAAGAGTTAGAAGATATGCCCGAGTTGCAAGCTAACATCTGGTTTACCAATGGTAAGATTATCCGTCTTGTTTTAAATCCTTTTAAGCCCGTCAGGATTCCGTATTATGCTGTTCCATATGAACTAAACCCCTACTCCTTTTTTGGTGTCGGTATCGCCGAGAACATGGATGATACCCAAACTCTTATGAATGGGTTTATGCGTCTGTCGGTGGATAATGCGGTCCTGTCGGGCAATCTTGTGTTTGAGGTTGATGAAACAAACCTTGTTCCCGGTCAAGACTTAACCATCCACCCCGGCAAAGTGTTTCGCCGACAAGGGGGCGCACCCGGTCAAGCGCTTTTTGGTACTAAGTTCCCCAACGTCTCGCAAGAAAACCTGCAGATGTTTGACAAAGCACGGCAGCTTGCTGATGAGTCTACAGGTCTTCCTTCATTCTCGCACGGTCAAACTGGCGTAGCTGGTGTTGGACGCACAGCCTCTGGCATCTCTATGCTGATGAATGCGGCAAGCGGCGGCATCAAGACTGTGATTAAGAACGTGGATGATTATCTACTGCGTCCAATGGGAGAGGCTTTCTTTGCCTTTAACATGCAGTTTGATTATGACCCAGAAGCTGCTGGTGACTTAGAAGTTAAAGCCCGTGGTACTGAAAGCTTGATGCAGAACGAAGTGCGCTCACAGCGTCTGCTGCAATTCTTACAAGTTATTCAGAA